GCAGTGGAAACTTCAATGTTATTTGAAATTAATGTGTTGGCGGTAATCGTATTTGAAGACGACAAATATGTGATAGAAGCATTTGTAACATTAGCATTACTCGATAACAATGTTCGTATTGTACCAGTATTAACTGTTGCAACGTTTGAAGTGAGTGTCACAACGTTACCAGTAATTGTAGTTCCAACCAACGCAGTCAATGTATTAATTGTGGCAACATTAGATGACAAGGTGATAATATTACCAGAAGTTATCGTGCCGTTTGTGATTGTAGAATTTGTGGAAACAAGGTTCTGAACAGTACCATTATTGATTGTTGATACGTTTGATGTTAATGTAACCAAGTTTGCAGAAGTTCTTGCTACCAATACAGTAACATTACCATATGTTGTATCTAATGTATTTGAATTAATATCATTAGAATTCAATAAATTGTTGTCGATTGTACCAATGTTTGCATATGGCAAATAGTTCAGCACACCAATTGTAGCCACAGTAGCCGTCATGTTTGCAGTAAATACATCATCAGCATACATGTAAGTACTTAAGACACGATTAATAGTTGCCGTACCAGTGTTAACATACATCACGTTTGCCAAACCAGTCAGTCTTAATATACCGGCACTTGTAATATTTCGGGTAACTGATACGTTGCCGTTTGCAGTAATATTCTGCACATATACATTGTTAACAACTTGAACATCCGCACCAACCAAGACGTTATTGGCTACATTTAATGCTGTTCCTGGACCCGTTACTCTGATTGTTCCGCCTGCAATTAAGTTACCGGTTGCCGCACCGACAACACCCAAAAACATATTGTTGGCAAGAGTTAAGTTACTTTGAAATAGTACATTATTTGCCACAGAAAGTGGAGTACCCGCTGCCGTAATAGAGACATTTGCTGTGTTAGAAATGAGTAATTGGCCTTGGTCTTTTTCATATGTGTTGAACCCCAAATCATTCAAATCTGTTGCTGATTTGTTGGTCTGAATTCTCCACTGGTCAATGGTGTCGCTTCTGGCAATTGTTGGTATAGTAGTCGTTGGCATCGTTAACCTTTAACTCTTTTTTTCTAGTAATGTTTTTAACAAGTTTTTAATTTCACTAAGGTCATCATTCATCGAAGACACTTGTTCTTTTAATGTATTTATTTCTTCATTTTTAGACAATAAATTTTGTCTAATTTTCTTCCTAGCTTCATTTTCTAGGATAGCACTCTTATTGGTGTTAAGTAAGGCTTTGTTGCCCATGTCCTTAACATAATTTGTTCCTTCAACTTTTACTTGCATCTTATCAACCTGCTGGTAAAGCAATGATTCGCAAATCTTTAACAGACGGAACAACAGCTGGATCTGAAGAAATCATAACAATCTTAACTGAGAATGTTTTGAACGTGTCGTAAGTTACACCATTATCGGATGTATATGTTGCCGAATCCAATGTTAATGAAGGTCTGAATTCAAATTCAAAGAAATCGGATTCATTTACGGAAACACTTGTTGTTGGATTGAAACATTCCATTTTCTGATAGCGTCTATCTCTAAATGTTGTTGAATCTGATGAAGACAACAATTTGTAGAATACTGTAATATCTGTGCCAGCTGGTTTATTAACTGCCAGGAAAACACGCAAATCACCAGCATCAAATCCATCTGCAAGAACAACTGGTTTAGTAATGTATTTGGCCAAACAAGGACCAACAGAACTGTCATATTCAGAATTTAACACAATCGCTGCGTTTGAGGTAACGTTTGCAGTAGTATTTGCATTTGGATATGAAATTGTAAAATCATCCAAGTAACCAAAACCAGATGATGAAACATTCAATGAAAGAACGTTACCTCTTACACCATCACACGACATGAACACTGTTGCGCCTTCACCCGTAGATGAATTGATAATGATAGTATTTGAATTTGCGTATCCCGCACCAGGACTAATAATATTGAAGTCTTCACTGTTAATTTCTGCATTATCAATATAGTTTTCCCAAGCGTTTAGGTGTAAACTCTCTAACGATACGATTGGAGAAATAGTATCTGTACTTGTAGAGATTTGGTATTTAACTGTAAAGTCACCTTTGTCCACCAATTCTTTTCTTCTAGAACCAAGTGTGTACTTACTATCTAAACCACAATCATATTTAATTTGTGGAATCAAGCTTCTATACTGAGTCTCTTTGGCACCATTAACTGGTGTTGAAACAAAATAATAATTAGATTGTCAACATAGTATGTTTTAGGTGGCTTCTCGGAATCTAAACTGAAGTATGCAGATGTGCCGGTTACAAACTTACAACGATTCAGTGTGAACATCAAATCTTCATTTAGGAATGGAACATATTCCATTGAGTTTTGTGATTTATACAAAGTACCAACGTATGGGTTTTGCGACACAGTTTTATTTGCTGTCGTCAATGCACCCTTCTCAGCAACCCACATTAAATAATCTGGACTATTAGACAAGACAACTACCGCATACAAACCTGGACTCAAAAACACAGGAGATGGGAATGTAAACTTAGTAGCTGTTGATGTTACATCAACACTCGGTGAGGAAGAAACATTTACTTCTTCTGGTCTCTTTGTTGTTACAGATTCTTGATACCAGAAATCTGCAGATGGCGCACCATTAACAGTTGGTCTGATTTGAACAGTAACTGGCAAAGTATCATCTTTGGCACTGAAGAATAAATCAATACTTTCAGCAAACAAACCTAGTGGATATTTTTCAGGATCAACATAGAATGTTTGAGCCAATGGATCTTCTACTGGTGTTGAAATAACATTGTCAACAACTGCTTGGTCAACAACGGCAGTTGGAGTTTTGCTTTCTGCAGCCGGTGGTGGGTTGTAACCAGTACTTGTTAGAACTGATGATGTGGTTGAACTTGAAAGAACTTTGGAAGTTGTTTCACCTGTAAATTTGGCAGAGGTTGCAAAATTATATACAGTATTAAGAAGATTTGTTTTCTTAATAGCAACACCAGATGATACAAAAGAAGTTTCAGTGAATGAAATGGCATCTTTATCATATGTGTTATTGAAAGATTCGGTAATACGCAATACACGTTCACCCGTTCTAAATGTTGCTTTAGGTGGATATAAAACACCACCAACATCACCAGTTGAAGTGGATTTATTTGAACCTAAAGAATATGACCAACTCAAACTTCTTTGTGTTGATGATGTTGTTTCTTGCACAGTTGCAACTTTTGTTGATGTATTATAAGCAATAACATTAAATGTTGCACCAGAAACAGTTGCGCCTGAAGTTGAACTTTCAACAATACCTTGTTGTTCTTCAGCAGTACTACCAATTGATCTCACAAGGTATAACACATTAGTATTGGCAGAAGCAGCAATATTAAACGATGGTGCGTCTGCAGCCAAAGTAATAGTTGTGGCACCAACGGCACGTGTTACACCAGACTTGTGTTCTTCCAGAGTTTCAATATATCGTAATGATTCGGAGTTAACACCTTTGATGTATTTACCTTGTAGTGAAACACCTGTTTCATTAATTAAAGATACATTTCTTCCAGTGTCTGCATTGATAATTCGAACAAGTTTATAAGTTCCAGAACGAGCTTTATAATTTGTCAAATATGTTGCAGCTTGATTTTGGTCATCACCAATAACCGCAAGTTCACCTGGTTGGAATCCATTTGTAGGAAGACTAATAGTTGTTTTAATTCTATTCGGAACAACAACATAATTGTTAACAGAAACACCATCAAAGAAAGCAAAATATCTTGTGTCTGGTCGTAATGAATCACCAACAAAAGAAATTGCTCTTGATTTTAAATATGGATTGATTGAAACATCAGTTACATAATTGCCAAGATCAACAGTACTTGCAGTTGGTGCAGCAAGAACTTGTTGTGTGTATTGAGCACCTTTTTTAATATATACACTATTTGTTGTAGTCTGTAATGTTCCAAAATCAGCATCTTTCAAATCATAACCAGAACCACTACTTGTTACTTGTACTGAACTTGAATCCGAAACTGTTTCAAACCATTTTGAATCGATAACTTTACCAAATGGATTATTTGAATCATTGTTCCAACTTGGAGTTTGGTCTGAAATATATCTAAATGAATCACTAATGAAGTTAAATGGATTCTCAATGCCTTGTAGTGAATTTAATGTAACTTTAATAGTCCATCATCAATGAACGTTTATCACCAGAACCAATGGCACGATAAGAACCAGAAGATGCGGCTTCATTCCAAAGCATCTTCACTGTACGCATCAAAGCAGCAGGCTTCAATAAACCATTGTCAACCATACAACGATTATCAAAACCAGCATCACCATATGTTGCTTGAACGGAATTGTCAGAGAAGTTGTCAACTAAAATACCATACTTGGATCTTTCCAATCCTGTAGCATCTAATATTTTAGAATCATTTGCATTTCTTTCCAACGTATTCAACGACACATAGTATTCCAAACCTCTAATTCTAGAATCAAAAGCACTAATGTCTTTCATTGTGTAACGTTTGTTATTCTTAAAGTCAGCACGAATGTCTTTAACACTCTCAGTATATGCAGGCACAAACATTGTGTAAAGATGCAAATCTTCTGGACCAACTGGTGGTGCAATAGGTGTAACATCAGGTTTACCACTGATGATTGAGAGTTCTTGTGAAGGTTTAACAACAATCTGGTCAATCCTTGGCAAGTAATATTCAAAAGACAATTCGGCCAAAGAATCTGGATCAGGATTAACTGCACCTGTTAATACTGTGCTTGCAACATCTCTTGTTGGTCTAAAGTCTAGAGCTGCACGTGATGAAATAATCTTACCATCTTCACGGTTGAAGAATTTTGGTAATTGATTATATGTTAAATTAGTCGAACCAGTATAAGAATCAACAGTAAACAAACCATTATTTTGTGGAGATGGTGCGCTGCCGTGATTGAAATATTTGTACTGAATCATCAATGATGAACCAGTTGGTGAACTATAACCACGTTTTAATTTAATTGTTGCATGGTCATAATGTGTTTTTCTGTGACCATTATCCAACTCATAGTGGTCAGTTACATCGTGTGCTGGATCAGTCAACATTGACATTGTAATGTTGCCAGTATTTGTTCTGGAATCAATAATCTTAACGATTTCATAAACGTCAGCTACTTGTAAACTAACTGGAACACCAGGAGTTTTTAGTTTATTGAGTGGAAAAGAACCGCCAATACTGGAAAAGTCATAATGTGTTACACCAATACTAGGGAACACATAACCACCAGTAATAGCGGTAACGGTACCAGTATTGGCGATATTCAATGCATCAACATCATCTAAAGTGTAAGGGACTCTTTCGTGCAAATAATCGTTTGCTGGGAATAAAGACTTTGTTCTGATTGCACCGTTTGTACCATCTTCAGCTTGATTGACTTTTGTTTTAACAATAAAATCACAACGAACATGTTGAAGATGTGTCAGAACGCACCAAACAAACAATGTTTTCGAGAATAGCAGTATCACCTAAGACACCACCTGATCCAGCAAAAGCAAACGTATCTGTACCAACAGTGGAGAGTGTAATTACACCGCCACCGTCTGATAATTTGTTTGCATAAACTTTATTTGCAAAGAAATCAAAGTTTGTAATTGTTCCTTCTTTTAAAGCTTCAAAAGGAATTGCAAACAACAAACTGTCTCTATTTTTTTCTGTGATATAAGCATCACCTGATGAATCTCTTGACTCAACGTTAACATCACCACCCCAAAGTAATGCGCCACCAGAACGAATCACTAAAGATTCTGCACCAGAGAAACCAGATTCAATTGTGAAGGAATTTGAAGATGGAGTAAATGATAAGTTGGAATCTAGTTTAATCCAATTTGGACCAGAAGATTCAATTCTAATTGGTGCCAAATCAACACCTGCACCATCAGTGATATGAAAATACATTCCCTGATATGAGTTTGCTTGTAATGTTGTACACCATGCGGCCGGCAACTTAACGTTTGCAGATGCATTACCAGAAGAAGCAAGGTTACCAATGATTGGTGTTGTGTTTGCTTCAAAAACATTCAGTCTATGAGTATGTGATGAACCTAATGTTGTTGTGGTTGCACCATTATACTTCATGTTATTGACACGAATTGTACCAATTTTTGTAGAATTATAATATGCTGTACCTTGTTTATCAATATATTGTTTAGGTACACAGTGAATATCTAATGTCGGGAATGTAGTAATGTCCAAGTTTGTTGTACCTTGAACATTTTCAACAATAACATAACTTGAATAATTTGTAGGAATGTCATAATCTGCAACATTAGCAGTCGCACGACCACGATAAACACCAATCTTAGTTGGTGCAATTGTTTGAAATTCATGTCCAGCAACATACGCTTTACCTGGATCCAAAATTACACTGAAGTAATTTGGGTCAGCATAGTTGTTGTTGGCACGATTTGCATATTCTTCTTCCAACGTTAACACGAATGGATCAACTGTGTAGTTACCAGATTCATCAAACGTTCTTCTAGCCAAGGTTTTTTCAATTTCACTGTAAATTGGAAATGCAACTTCTTTAGTTTTAACACCATCAACGACACGAATAACCTCAAAAAATGCGGATTCGTCTGCTGAATCTAGTGTACGTTTTGATAGTCGTGTGATGAGTTTTGAACGTGTGGCGCCAGGCGCTTGATAGTTAAATGAGCCTTGGGCTGGATCCAACAATGAAGCATCATCAATCTCATCATAAATTTCTTGGTCAAATTCTATACCAATCTTATATGATGGCAATACGTTAATTGTTGCTGTGTCGTAACCTAAACGATAGAATGTTTCAAGCACTAAAAATTCAGGTAATACTTTTACAAATTGACCTTTGAAGTAATATACGCCTTCTTGTATGCTGGCAACATATGAACGACCAACAGCACTTGTTGCGCTTGCTTGAGCAAAAATGTTTTGGCCAGAAATTTTCATTTCGTCAGCTTCAACGAATTTTTCACCACTCAAATACTTAACGACCAAGATAGGATTTGTTGTGGTGTTATCAATTGCAATAACTTTAGCACGAACAATTTTAGTTGTGTTGTAACCAATAATTGTTTTGTTTAACCAGTTTTCCAATACAACATCTTCACCATTATATTGTGTATCCAACTGAATGTAGTATGCTCGGTCATCAAGTGAGATTTTACCACCAATGATTGGACTACCACTTTTAAAGATGTGATTACCAAACTTTTCAATTTGGTTTGCGAGGATGGTTTGTGCTTGAGTTAATTCTCTGGCTTGGACTGCATATCCAGGTCGGAATAAGACACGCATGAAGTTCTTGTCTTCATCGAAGTCATCAAAATATGGGTCGTAGTTGAAAAGAGTTGTCATGTATTCCTCGTTAGAAACTCAATATAAATTTAATTCGGTCCGTTTGGTCAGGATCCCTAGTCAAAGGTTGCTGATTGATAATCATTAGTGTTTTACCAGAATATAAATTTAATTCCGGATCTGTTTTTGAAACACCAACTCGAATCGCACCGCTCAGGTTACCTTTGATGGTTACGTTTGGTTGAAATGTTCCCAATGTGTTATTTAAGAATAAGTTATTTGTAAGTTCATCAAACGAAATAACTTGTGCAGAAAATGTTGCGTTATCTATTGAATCACCTTGGTAAACATACTCATCGTTATTGAAATCGCCAATACCTGGAGAAACATTAATCTTTGTGTATACATTATATAGTTGACCAGAAGCCAAGGTTGAAGTTCCAAAAACGTATGGATTTTTAATCAATGAAATTTGTCTGAACTCATTTTCTGCTGGAAAATCACCAGACTCGCTGCCGTCAAAATCAACATTCAACATAATTGTGTTGGCTGAAAGTTCTTCCACTGGATCATAACCATGTCCATTCTGTGGTGCAAGTGAGATTGTAGCAGCTGCGCCAGCACCATTACCACCTGTGATATCTGTAAATATTACATTGGCTTTTGTATAATTTAAACCACGACTCTGAACGATTACGTTTTGAATTCGTCCATTTGATACATTGGCTTTTAATACTGCACCAGTACCATCACCATTAATTGATATAATTGATTGTGTTGAACCATCGACATAATTGTTACCACTATTGGTAACTTTGAAGTTAAAAATCTTTCCTTCTGAGAGGTGTTTAAAGTGTACATATATTTCCACTTATACCTGTCGGTTGTTTGAAAATATGGTTCTTCCAATGATGTTGAAGATAGAAATAGTTGTGGTTCATTTGTGGAATTTGCACCACTATTATTATCCAAACACTTAAAAATTTGGTCTTTACTATTTAAAACATAGTAGTTTGCGTTGCCAGAATCATATGCGTAATATCTGGTATTTGCAGTCCAGTTTCTTCTCGGAACAACATACGAGATATCATTCAATGACATTCTTTTTGCAACAATAGCATTATCCCAACACTGTACAAATGATGGTATACTTTCTGTTGGTGTAGGAACAACTTCCACTCCTGCGTTCCATGGAATTTGTTTACCAAGCATTGCAAAGATATAAGCCTTCTTAGATTGTGGCAAATAATCGTTTGCACCAATATCAAATAGAAAGGTGAAATCTTGAGCTAACTCAGTTGAGAAGTTTTTAGTAATTATTGAAGACATGTCTTTATTTATTCAAGTTTTTGGTGATATGTTACCACAAAGGTCGAATTTGTTGTAAAATTGGTGCTAACTAAAATGGTGTTGGCATTTACAAAAGTAACTTGTTTTGTGTCATTAAACAACAAACTGATATTTGCTGTGTTGTTGGAAATACCAAAATTCGTATAA